GTATTCTCCATAGCAGAGAGAATCTTAATTAGAGTAGTAGCTTTTGCACCATGGCATTCATCGCCAATTACGACTTGAAACTGATCATACCATTTCTTGTTGACCTTGCTCTTGCCGTTGTCAAGTGACTGCCATGTTGTAATAACAATATCTTCAGAAATGTCTAGATCCTTTGACAGACCACCAGTAGAAACATGGATCTCGCCCTTGTATCCGTAGCTCTCGAAGTCACTTTTCATCTGAGTGACTAGACCAATGGTAGGAACAATGATTAATGTCTTTTTCTTATACCACTGCATAATGAAATAGATCATCAGAGATTTGCCTGAGCTTGTCGGAGAAACCAATGTTCTCCTGCGCGAGCGAAGAGATTTTACCACAGCATCGATCTGATATTCTCTCGTCTCAACCCAAGAAGGCAGATCGAGAGTCGAGATCATTTCTTCTACTTCTTTGACTGAAATATTGTCGTGGTATAGTTCTGGGTCAAAGGTAAAGTTGTATTGACGCTGGTCGCAGAATTTCTTAATTCTCTGGGCTAATCCGACGTAGCAAACTCCAGTGATTCGATTCACCAGAGAGATATTGCCATCCCAAATTTTAGCTTTGTATTTCGGATGGAACCTGTAGTTCTCAGCCTTCCATGTCAAAGCATCCGCAAGTTCCATCAGAGTTCCTTTGTCGGTAACAACCTGACAGTGCGTATGAGTTAAAAATTTGAGATGGATATTGCTCATTAAATACCGTTCATAAGTTTCATATAATTGATTGCATTAGATATCTGGAATCCACGATTAATAATATTCTTGATAATAGAATCTAAGGTGGATACCTTTTCGCGCTGTAATCCAATCTTCAAAGACATATTTTGAATTTGTCTATCAGCTTCTATATGCATATTTAGGTCAGTTTTCAGGATAAGTTTTGGATTGGGTTCCCAACCATTCTGCTTGATTGTATCCATATCAAGAGACCCTGAGAAATATTCGTTTTTTAGTTTGAACAGAGTCTTATACTCTGCCTCGAGACGCATGAGGGACATACGTTCTGTAGTGTAGAATTTAAGGTATTTGCTGTGTAGAAGAGGAATCTTCAAGGATTCATCATCAAGGTCGGTCTTACTGATTTTAGAATCTTCAGACCAGTGTTCAAAAACATCATCAAGAGTCATAATATACCTTTATGGTTAGTTGTTACACATATTCGTATCTATACAGAAGATAATTGAAGTCTACGGATGCTGTGATATAATTAATGTCATTAGAATCTGTTTGTAGAGTAAAGCCAGATAATCTTTCTGGCACCATATCTTCAAACGTAATTCTAATGTTTGGAGTCATTTTGTTATTTAGGATGATCAGAGAGCCTTGTGAATATACGGAATCTTTATCCCATACAGGTCTGCGATAGATTGCAGCAGATTGTTCAAAACTTTCTGGGAAACCAAGAGCAGTTATCCAGTTATATAATTCGAAATATCCACGAAGATCTTCATCCATTTTAAAATGAATTGTTAGAGTGTCATATGCTATTTGATCACCAGGAACCGTGTCTCTAACGAATGGGTTAGGTTTGTATACTGTAGGAAGAGTTACTCCAGGAAAGTCAACTTTCTGAATAAAATAGTTGAAGTTCGGTGCACGACTAATTTCGAAACTGAATCCAACTTCGGATAACAAATTTGGATTTGGTGGTCTATGATCTAAAGCGGACATTAATGGTTTCTCCAATTATCAGTATACTATTTATTAGAAAAAAAGTCAAGCCCAAAAAGAAATGGGCGAGGATTTCTCCCCGCCCAAATCAAAGTTAAACTCGAACCAATCCTTAGAGGATGTTTGTTACGAGCACGCGACGGTAGTACACATTGACGTTCTGAACGAGAGTTCCGTCCGAACCGTTTGCACCACGTGAGAATGGATTCGCAACAACGCCGTAACGAGTCTTGAAGCCAATCTTAGGCTGGAAGGAATCTTGTCCAACAGCACGAACCATCTGTAGTGGAACGTATGGGCAATAGAACAGACCAGCGTCGAATGCAGAAGCACCCTTATAGCCAACTGTCATGAAGTTACCAGCAGCATATGGATCGATGTAAACGCGAATACGTCCGTTAAGAACACCAGCAAAAGTATTGCCTGTGTCATCAACTTGGAGGTTGTTCGAGTTAAGAGCAGGAGCATAATCCAGAACACCAGCCATCTGAAGAGCCGAAGCAACATCAGAAGAGCAGATCAGGATGTTACCCTTACCACGACGGGTATTCTTTGCGATTGCGTTAGCTTCACGCTCGATTTGGAACATCAGACCCTTAAACTTCTCAACTGACCAACGACCGTTTGAGTCGATGTCGAGGTCGAAAGTACCAGCTGTTGTTGTATCAGCAGCACCAGCAGTAGCTGTCAGGTTGATAGTACGAACGATTTCGCGGTTGATTTCAGCAAGAATTTCTGAAGACAGAATTGTTGACAGTTCTGTTTCAGCGTCAAGACCGTGAATTGCCTTGAGATCTTGTGCCAGTTCGATTGTGTATTCAGCCTTCAGAGCACGTGACTTGGCAGTAACAGTTACCTTATCAATGCTGAACGCCATCTGGTTGAAGTCAGCGTTCGATGTCGAACCAAGAGCTTCAGCCTGTGCAGTGTTAGCGCCACCAGCGAAGTTATATGTTCCTGTATTACCTGAAACTGTGACAGAAGTGTTAACACCGTAGATACCACCCCAGTTACCGCCCGAGTTGCCGAGGGTAGTATTACCAACAGCACCAAGACCATAAGAAGATTGGCCAGTATTAGCTTCGTAGTAGAATGCGTTAGCACCCGACTGCGAGTCGTATTGTGGACGTAGAGCGAAGATAAGACCAGTTGGACCAGTCATTGGCTGAACGCCGCAGATATCATAAGCGATCAGGTTTGGCATCGCACGACGAACGAGCGAGATAAGAACTGGATCGTATGTAGATACGCCGCCAGCAAGTGAAGTGGCAAGAGCGCCTGAAGTTTCAGTCATCAGAGAGGTTTGACCGCCCTGAGCACTTTCTTCGATCATAGCACGTTCGGTGTTCTCAAGAAGTTGAGCAACAACTGCACGCTTGTTCTTGTCAGCGATTGTTGGAAGAGCGTCGTGCTCAAGAATAGCACTCCACTTTTCTTGGATTTCGTGATTAAAGTTCATCGGTAAACTCCCTATTTCTTTATTTGGGTTGTAAATTATTTATTATTTAGAAATTCTTGAAAGTGAATCAGCGTATGCTTTCATATTAGCAGGAACGGTTTTTACTTCCACATCATCATTAAAATCTTCGGTTAGAGGTTCGGCAGCGGCATTGCTGAAAGACTTACCTGAGAAATAAGTTTCCTTGATAGTTTCGACTTTGTTGCTGAATTCATCAACTGAAGAGTAGCTGATATTTTCAGCAAGAGAGATAAACTTCTCTTTCTGCGAAACAGTCATACCATCAGTCATTTCAGCAACGAGATCGGTGATACGAGATTCTTCAAGTTCGCTTTCAAGAGCAATTCTTGCTTCGAATTCTTCAGACAAACGAGCCTTCAGATTATCGATTTCTTCTGCCATGTTAGCCAGTACATCAGTTTTTTCGTTTGCAACATCAATGTAGTTGGATTCAAAGGTTTCCTTCAGAGAAAGAAGGAGTTCTTCAGCCATTTCAGCTTTCAGACCATTGTCTACTGCCAGCTGATTTGTTTCCATCCATTCTTTGGCAACATATGACATATACTTGTCAACTGATTCCACAACTTCTTCATGAACCAGATCGATAGCTTCTTGTAGAGCTTCTGTAAATTGTTCTTCCAGACGAGCTTCAACAATCGAGATGCGATAATTTACAGCAGCTTCATAAACTGTAGCAGCCTTTGACATCAGTTCTTCTGATAGTTCTGCACCACCAAAGATATCCGAAACATCTTCTTTAGCATTGATCGCGCCTTGATTACGAGGCATTGTTGTTTGGAAAGTATGCTTAGCTGCTGTTGGCGAAGCAGTGACACCGTCATAAGTTTCACCTGAACCGCCGCTGTCAGCAGAACGATGATTGTCTGCAGTTGTAGCAGCATGGTAGATATCGAACAGTTCGTCTTTACCACGAGCTTGTAGGTCATGCATAAGAGCAGCAAGAACTTCAGCTTTGGTTGTCATCGAATATGATGTTTCACCTGTGCTTTGGTCAGCTGCACGATGTGCATTACCACTAATTGATGGTTCTGGGAGAACCCCATTACCTGAAGAAGATGTAAACTCGTCGAGTTGCGCATCTTCAACAATGTTTTTTCTAGTCGCCATTGTTAAACTCCTTTGAGAGAAATTCTTATTTCTTATTTATATTTTAATTATTTTCTAGACAATTTATTCAAAAATTGCTCGAAAATCGCGATACTGTTTTCATTGATAGCAGATACAGTAGACTTATGGAGTGTCTTTCTCGTATCTTCAATAAACTCTTGTGCTCTCCAGTTATTACCAGCAGCGTCATATACCCAACTGACATTTTCCATAATGCCTTTGACGAACGCTGTTGGTGCCGAAGGATCAGCGACAACATCAGCTGCAGTTGCCAGCATAAAATCTGGACCAACAACAGCAATGCCGCTGCTATTTTTTGCTACGGAACCCATGCCTCTTGAAGACATGCCCAATTCAAATCCGTCTTCAATAAGACCTTTAACAATTTCGCCCATAGGTGTGCTAGCAACCTTGGCTCTTCCGATAACATGATCACCATCCCATGTTAGAGATTCATGCTTAACGCAAACTCTATCAAGGTTAATAGTTGGACCTTGTGGGTGACCAAGTTCCCCATAAGCGCGATTGTTATTTACATATTGCTCTACATATTTTTCAACAGCAGGACGAAGAACTTTGTCTTCATAAATACGACCATTTCTGTTGGGAGAATTTGCCATCATGAAGATACCTTCAAGATACATGTTCTTCTTGCCGTCTTCACGAGCCTCTTTGATAATACGAATATCTTGAACAGTTTCAGTAATAAGATACATATTAGACTCCTGCTGTATTATATGCATACTTGGTAAGTCTCAACGAAAGAGTTGAGGTAGTACCAGCAGTATTAGCTGTAATGTTTGCGGCAGCATTTGCGCCCTGGAAAATGACGCCTTGTGATGTTAGATCCCAGAAGCCAGCAGTATTTGCTGGACAT